TGTTGATGAGCTTCCCCCTGATGTAGATACCCAAGCTGATTTAGAGCGAAGAATAAAAGAGGGTGAGGCACAAGCTGCATTAGATAAAGTGGATAGATCTACATTAACTAAAAAAGAAAAAGAAGATAGGATTAGAGAAGATTTAGACGATACTACTTTTGAGCTGACTCAAGAGCAAAGAAATCAATTTTTAGCTGACGAAGATAAATACATAAAAGATTTAGCTATTGCAGATACTTTTGGCGGTCAAAAATTCAAAGACTTTTTAGGCAGTATGGGTAAGCAATTAGTAAGGACTGGATCATTTATGGGCATACCTTTAGGTACAGCAGACTTTGTAGATTCTGAAACAGCAAAACGTGCAGCTGAAGCTGAAGCAGAAATAGAATTAAGAAAAGAACAAATCAAACAAACAGGCAAAGATACTGGCCCATCGATAAGGGATTTGAAAACTATTAAAGAAGCATCAATAGATTTTAATGAAAACGCTGGTAATTTTTCAGGTGCTAGAGCTGCCGTAGCTTTAATAAATGAAGTTCTAGAATATGTAGAAAAAGCAAAAGAACAAGGGGCTGCACAGCTTGGAGGTTTAAAAGGTAAGTTTGATATTATTAAAGATAGTGCATTTGCAGCTGCTGGTGTTAAAAGAGATCCTAGTGCTGCAAGTCAAGTAGCATCAATACTTAATGTTTTAAGAAACCAAAAGATTAAAGACATACTTGGCGAATCAGGAAGAACCATTTCTAATTTAGATAGGGATATAGTTAAAGAAGTTTTTGGTTCTTTTGATCTTTTTACTAACCCAAAAATTGTTGAAAAAAAATTAAAAGCTTCTAGGCAGACACTTTTAGACAGTATGAATAGATACAGAAATAATATGGAAACAAATTTTTCTTTCTTACAAGAAGCTGGTGAGTTTGGACAAGGAAGAGCTTTGAATCATTCAAAAGCTATGCAAGATGCTATAAATTTTGATCCTACTAATACTTTTAAAGATGCTGAAAAAGCTGCAGAAATAATAAAAAAAATACAAGAAATAAATTATTAGTGAAATGCAAAGGTATAAAGTTAATGTTACTGATACAGAATCACTAGAGGTCGAAGCTAACTCTCCTGATGAAGCTAGAGCTAAAGTAAAAGCCATAATCGCAGAAAGAACTTTAGCGCCACAAGCAGATAATCTTTTTTTTAATTATGATAGTGGAGTAAAAGACGCACAACTTAGATTTGACCTAGGATTAGCGGAAAACGAAGTAGAAAGAGAAAAAATACTTAGTAAGTATGTTGGTAATGAATACGCAGTAGATTCTTCGGGACAACTAGCCCTAACACCAGAGGGCATGAAGATGCTTGGTCTTGGCGATCAAATTAGAACCATCACCTTAAAAAATGGGGAACAGCTAGAACAAAATACAGTTATAGACGAAAGAACTTTTGGTTTTAATAAATATGATCTTGCAGATTTTTCAGGAGTTGTAGGGCCTATATTTGGTAGTGTGATAGCTTTAGTTCCACAGTTAAGAGCAGCAAAAGCTCTGACTAATCTTTTAGGTGGTAGGTCGGCTATGGCTAATATGTTGCTTTCGGGTTTAGGGGGAGCTACTGGTAAGGGATTAGAAGAAGCTTATGAAATAAATCAAGGGTATCAAGCACAAAGTAGAGATGAGTTAAGAAACCTTTTAGCTTATGAAGGCGTTTTAGGATTTGCTGGACAAGGACTGGGTGAAGGTCTTTTTAAATTTTATTCTTTGCTTTTAGGCAAACAAGCTCCTTTTGATAATTTAAGATTTCAACAACAAGCAATTAAGGGTAGGTCTATCTTAGATGTCATGAAACTTGATAAATCTTTAGGCAGAGAAGCTACAGAAAAAGAAATAGCTAAAGCTGTAAAAGAGGGCAAAGTTGGTAAGAATGAATTTAAGGCTTTGCCGTCTCAATCTGCTTTGAACAGAGTTATACCAGGTAGGCTACAAGCAGTTGCTGAAACTGTTTTAGGTAATAAAAGAGTTCTTAGTACCAAAGCTTATTTAAGAGAAGAAATAGATAGATTGAATAGATTAATAAATGGGGAAAACTTTGCTGGTGAAGAATTTGTAAAAGAATCTACAAGAGAACAAATTACTGGTGCTTTGAGTGCTGCAAGACAAAAGTTAAATACAGCAGAAATCAAAACTAACAAACAAGTAAATAAACTTGTAGAGGAACTTATGGAGGGCATAACTTCTGCTGATGATTTTGCAAATGCCTTGAATAGAAAAGAGATAGGAGAAGTTTTAATAGACAGCCTTTCAAAATCACATAAGGCAGTAGAAGATCAATTACGAGAAAAATACATAAACGCTGACAAAATGCTACTTGCCGCAGGTAAAGACGATCCTGACTTAGTTGAAGGTATAAGCATTTCTTTAAATAAACTTATTTCTGAACATATAAGCAAAATAACTCAAGCTTATGGTCGTAAATATGGCAGAAACCCAGGCGAATTAACAATTCAAGCGCCAAAAGAAATTGACGATCATAGTGCAGATGAAGTAACAAAATTTGTAACAGGATTAATAGATAGGCAAAGAAGAATAAGTAGTGCTCTTGAGTATGAAAATGGTTTTTTACAATATTGGGAAGATTTGCCTCCTACAGCTCTAAATGCAAAATTTCCTGAAATAGGTAGAGCACAAAAAGCAGAATTAAAATTTGGTGAAAACTTACAAAGAATTAGAAACGATTTATCTACTTTGAAAGGACTAAGATTGAATAGTCTTAATGTAGGTAGAAACACTTCTTTATTAGACGACATAATTAAAATTTTAGATAACCCAGATGATGCCCTTGTTAATCCTGGTCTTTTAAATATTTTAGAAAATCCAAACTCTCTAGTAAAAATGATTAATAAAAAAGGAAGATTTAAAGCTTACATAAATAAAGATTTAGACAAAACTGCTAGTAAAGATATTTCTGATGCCGTAATGGAGCTAAAAGCAACAAATAAATTAGCGAGAGAAAGACTTGCGCCTTTTGATTCTTTAAAAATAAAACAAATTATTGGAGATTCGCAACAAGGTAATTACAATATTAATAGCGTTTATGATGAGTTTATCTTATCAGGTTCTAAAGACACAAAACCGTTTGAAGATTTTTTTCAAGCAATAAAAAACCACGAAAAATATTTAGAGGAAATAAACACGAAAAAAGGAGTGCTTGATCAGGCAGCTTTCAAAAAAGACATGGATAAATTTGGTGGAGAACAGTATATAAAAACACAGTTACAGAGAAAAATTTTGCATGATGCTTGGCGTGAATCTTATGACAAAACCAGTAAATCTTTAGATTTTAAAAAGTTTGCAGACGAAATACTAAAATTTGATAGAACTAAAGAAGGCAAAATGGAAATTATTTTTGGGCCAAGCTATAAAAATATTATAGATACAGTTACTCAATTAAGAAGAATAACTCCAAGCATGTATAACAAACAGCCATTAGAGTTAGAAAATTTAATCAATCAAATTGTAGAGACTGATGGCGGACTTAGAGATACTTCTACTGCGCAAAGATTTTTGGATGCTTTGAAAAATAAATCTAACGCTGCAAAGGAAAGAATTGCTTTTGAGCAAAACTCTATCATAAAGAGGTTAGATGTCTCTGGTACTGATGAGATTGCAGATGTTGTATTTAAACCTAATAGCGCTGCAAATATTCAGATTGTAAAAGAAACTGTTGATCCAGAAACATTTGTTGAAATACAACAAGCTAGTTTATCTAAATTATTGAAAGATTCTTTTGATCCTTCCAAAGAAAAAATTACAGATATATTTAAACCAGACAGACTTAGAAGAACTCTAGATAGTTATGGAGATACAACTTTGGAGGCTATGTTTGGTAAAGAATCATTACTTGGGTTTAGAGCATTACAATCTGCGCTTGATGGTTTAACCATAGAAAAGTCAGCTGGTACACTTGTAGCTGCGGGTATTGCAGTAAACGCTTTGAGTATAGGTATGTTGCCTACCGTTGCTGGTTTAGCAATTATGAGACAAGCTTTTTCTAATCCAGCTATACTAAAATTGTTAGCTAAAAAAGACCCTGGATCTGTTGGCAGAGTAATACAATTTTTTATTAGATCTGCTAGACAACTTGGAATCAGATTGGTTGGTGATGCTATAGCAGAAGGTAGTCAACAAGCTGAAGTTGGTTTACAAAGAGGCCAAGAAGAATTACAAGATATAGAAAGACAAAACCAACAAGAGATTAAATCTTTTCAAGATTCGTTAAGGGATTTAAGGGATGAAAGTCAAAGAAATATTAGAAACTTACAAAGTAGTACGCCATTACCACAAGTTGAGCCAGTAAATGTAGATCCCCTTTCTCCTGAGAGATTAGACTTTGCAGAAAGATTAGCTAACAGACCTATTGTTTAGTTTTAGCATTTCTTTTCTTTTTCTAAATAAATCCATCATATTTTCATAGCCTTTAGGATATATATCTTTACACATGTGTATAACTTGATAATTTTTATTGTAGTGGTCGTACAAAGTATCTAAAGACTTTATGTTTGGAATATTAAAACTTAAAATTTTAAAACAATCTTTTGCAAAAGTTTCTCTTTCCTTACTTGTAAGCGTCTTTAACATTCTCTTCTACCATATTGTTTCTAGCCACGCCTTTCCATTTTTCAGCAGTTCTCAATCCACCAAGACCAAGTAAAGATAAAGTCAGAGTCATTAATCCTTCTGTATTTAATACAGGTGGTTGAATTGAAGATCCTGAAATAACAACTACCCAATTCATTATTGGAGCTAAGAAGAAGCTCCACAACAAGCCCAAACAAGCCACCCACATGATAGCCGGCCTGGCTCCCGCCACAAACACAGAAGCATGTTTAGCTTGAGCTAAATTTATTTCGTTTTGTTGCTTTGATAACTCAAACATCTGAGTTTTGATTGCATGTTCAAGTTCCATTTTTTTTGTTTTGTCTGGAACTATCTTGTCTAACAAGCCTGTTATTGGGCCTAAAAATTTATCAATCATCTGCTTCACCTCTTAATATTTTTTCTAATTTAGCTTTCTTCTCCTCAGTACTATCGACATGTAAATCTTTATCAATTATTTTTTCTAATTTCAAATAATCAATCCTTTGATTTGGAACATATCGCCAAGTGTAACCATCCTTGGCAGTAACGCCAAAGACAGAAGTAGTCATGCCGATTTTAATTACAACAGCCTCCTCTCCATCAAGTTTTACTTTATCGCCTTCTTTGAATTGTGGGTTCATTTTAAAGTTCAATCCTTTGATAAAACTTACTGACCAATCCTTTAAGGCTAATCCTGAAATTACTGAAGCAACAAAAATAGACAACTCTAAATAGTATTGCTCTAAGTTCATATAGCATATTCTAAAACCCTATTTCCTCTCTGTCCAAGCCTAATGGCTTTTCTGACAAACATTTACATATATCTTTTGGAAAATGAACGTATGGCTCGTTATCCTCTTCAAACTTTGGATCCTCTTTTAAATTCATCCTTATATCGTATTCATGTTCAGGATCCCATTGATGATACCAAACGCTATCTTTCATAGCCCATACAATAATAAAAGGAACGCCACTTGATCTTGCAAAAGAGGCTCCTTTTCTTAACTTATTTGCAGACACAATAAAAGTTTCATACTTAGTTGCAGGAAAAGAACGACATTTTACTTCGCACCAAAAGCAATTATTTTTAGATTCTATCCAATAATCTAAACTGTAATTAGTTGGTAACTTATGACAAGTAACTCCCCACAAACCTTCTAAAAATCCTGCAACTCTTTCTTCTCGTTTTTGATCATCTTTGGTTTCTAAGCTTGGTGTTTTCATAGCTATTCCTCAAAAAAGTTTGGATCGACAGCCACTAATCTTTTAGTTGGCCTACCTTTTCCTCCCACTTTTACTTCTACCTCTTGAATCTCTCTAGCATTCATAAGCCTTTCTATAATTTCTTTTACCTCATAAGACTTCATGCTTCTAAATAATTCGTGCCTATCAACTTCTCTTTTTGATATACCTTCACCGTTTCTCGATCTAATGAATGAAAGCACTTGTTTAATTTTTGATTCAATAGCTGAACTTGCAACCCTATCACGACATGCTTCAATAAAAAGTAAGTCATAGTATCTAACAAAATCAACACACCATTTCATAATGTCCCCTGGAATCTTTTTTGCTTTGGGGTTCTCCGCTAAAGTAACTGAAAGGGATAGTCGCATGGCTTTTTCTCTGGATCTTGATAGTAATGGCTCTAAATTATCTTTCTCAAGTATATCTTGCCTTTTTACAATCTCAGATGCAAAGTCCTGCAACACTAATTCTGCGTCTTGGTCAAAGTCTAAGACGACTTGCTCAAGATCAATATCAGCATTGTCAATAGCTACTTCATAAAAATCATTAATAGGTCGTCTGACATAATTTACCCAATTAACAATCCTTAGTGGTGCTTCTCTAAATTTTTTAAGTTGAGCAACTCTTCTTGGTTCTTTTGATTCTACAATTAAGAATCTATTTAAAAAGCCATCTGCTATCCTTCCGCTATTCAAAGCTTTATAAAAGTTTTTAGGTACTGATAAGCCTACTAAAGTTATGTTTGGCTTATGGGTTAGCCTATTCATAAATTGATCTTTATATTGATCAGGCACATTCATCAAAGAATAATTATCTGGTCGCAAAGTACCATGGCATCTACCCCAAGCTTCCATTAAAGTTTGAAGTCCATCTTCTCTGTTAAAATTTTGCTGACCTCCTATTGACTCTAACCTTTTACCAAATTCATCCATAATAGTAATTTGAGTTGGTCTTTGTCTAAGTATTGAATGCACAGCGCCACTTGATGTATAGCCGTCTCCTACTATTAACTTTGAATGTTGTGATTCGTTAAGAATGGTTTCAACAAATGTTTTAATGTTTTCTTTTCCTTGTCCAGACTTTGCGATACACATAAAAAACAAACTAGAAAAGTTATTCATGTTGGTTCTATAAACTCTGCCACAAGATACAGATGCTAAGGATAGAGCAGCAACCATAGACAGTTCAGGCTGAGGAACTTGTGCAATATCTTCACAGAAGTTATACATGTCTTTTAACAGACCAGGTGGATCATACAAATCTTTTGGTGGTTTTATGTTATCAACTGCTTGAACAAACAAAGGAGCTTTTTGATTTTTTCTGTCATGTGTAGATTTCACACTATCTACTACTTGGTCAATTTCTCTTATGGTAAGTGGCGGATTGTTGTTAGTGTTCCACGACCTTAAAAAGAATTTTGTAAAATTTAAATTTACATTTTTGGAAATCATGTACCCAGCTATCCTTGCTGCTTGATCATTTCTTGATCCTTCGTTAACTCCATCTAAAGAGAAAGGTACAGTTATGTTTTTGTCTTTTGCCCCTGACTCTTTAGGTACACCAGTAATTTTGTACCATTCTTTTTCAGTAAAGTCTGGCAAGTCTCCAATATCATAAACACTCCACCCATCAAGAAAAACTGGTTTATAAATCGCACCGTTAGCGTGTCTGTTATATGGAGCTATAATAAGACCGCCTTCCCCTCTTATATCAATCAGTCTTTCTATTGGAGTTTCGTTTGTTCTTCTTGTTGCAAAGGTTGTGAAGTTTTCTGGATTGTTATAGTAAAAGTGCATACCTTTACCAGTTATGACTTTGTATGGCGTTACTGGTAGATTTTCCTCTACCCAAGTCATAGCTTCGGGAGTATCTGCATCAACAACAATAAACTTACCGCAAACAATAGCAACAACAAGATCATCTCTATCTTTAAACCACTCTTCAACTTTTTCTCTCTCTGGTCTTTTAGTTTTGTATTCTTCCCAAGAACCTAAATTTTTTGGGGGCTTTTTATCTTTTCTCTGCAAAGGAATTACGCTGAGGCCTTCTTCATAGTAAGCCATAGCTAATTCATAAGGAGAGTCCTCCTCTGATAAATTAATTTGAAACATTTAAGACTGTAAATCTTGTATGTTTCCAAATATAGATTCGTAAGTTAACTTACCCTCTGTTGCTTTGATTATTTGATGAGCTTGTTTTATAGATGGATTTCTATAGCCATATCGCCAAGCTTTGATAGATGCTTCAGAACAATCAAAAGTGGTTGCAGATTCTTTTACTCCTAAGAACTCAATATAGTCTTTAAGTGAATAGTGCTTTACTTTTTTGTTTTGAAACTCTGGCTCATGTCCAGATTTTTTTAGATTTTTTAATGCCTCATCCGATAACTTTTTTTGTCGGTGGTAGTAATTCGCTTTCCAAATTTCATTCATTTTTTGCTCCTCTTAATAAATGTTTACACATAGTATAGTATAGACTATAATCTTTCAAGTTCATTAATTAAAACAGAGAGGTGAAGAGTGAGCATAAAAAATAAAATCGTTACACCTAGTCAGTTAGTAGATGATCAAGGAGCTAAAATCCTTATCTTTGGCGAAGCTGGTTCAGGTAAAACAACTATATGTGAAACAGCACCAGGCAAGACACTTGTTATATCTGCCGAAGCTGGTTTACTTTCTATTAAAGACTCTAAGAATGTTGATGCTTTAGAAGTTAAAGAGGCTGCTGAAGTCATGGAAATTCATAGACTTTTAGAATCTGGTGAAATTAAGTACGACACCGTTTGTCTAGATTCAATATCAGAGATAAGTGAAATCTTGCTTAATTTTGAAAAATCAAGAAACAAAGATCCTAGAGCTGCATACGGTAATGTGCAAGAAAGCATGACTAATGTTATGAGAGCTTATAGAGATCTTAAAATGCACGTTGTCTTTTTAGCTAAAAGTGAAAGAACTATTGCTGACGGCATACCTAACTTTGAACCAAAAATGGTTGGTACTAAATTAGGTCAAGCGGTTACTTATTTCTTTGATGAAGTATTAGCGTTAAGGATAATTGAAGATCAAGACGAAGAAGGTAATGTAATTAAAAGAAGATGGTTGCAAACTGAAACTGGTCAAGGTCATGTGGCTAAAGATAGGAGTGGTAAGTTAAATCCATTTGAAGAACCTAATCTTACAAAACTTATTGATAAGTTAGGATTCGGAAAGACGAAACAAGCCACACAAGAAGAACCTTTAACTAAAGCGGGGTAATAATGGTAGATTTTGCAGACGTTGATTTCATTGATTCTGTTGATGAAATGCCTATTGGGCCAAGCGTGGCTCCAGAAGGAACTTATACTTGTAAGGTAATCGAAAGTGTTAAGTATGAATCTAAATCAGGCAACAACACTTTAAAAATAACTTTTCAAGTAGATAATGGTAAATATAAAGATCATGTTGAATACTTCAGTCTTTGGCATCCAACCGAAGATGTAAGAAGAATTGCAACTGAAAAGTTTACTAGATTGGCTAAAGCAGTAGGGTTTAAAAAGTACCCAGATGATGCTTCAGCTTACGTTGGTAAAGAATTACTAATGAATCTCAGAAATGTAGATGAAGATTGGCAAGATAATGACGGTAAGACTCGTACTACGACTAAAACTGTCGTGAGATCTTATGAATTTAAGAACGACTTTCCACAAACTTCTGAAACTAAATCTGATGAGGCAGAAGTAAGTCCACCTCCTTTTTAATTAAAAAATTAGGGGGAGTCTTGTATATGCTCCCCCTTCTCAAGAATCCCCTTAGCTCTATCTAAATTCATTTGCAACAAAGGACAATACTTTTGTTTTTCTTGTTGTACTTCTAAAGCATTCACCAAACATTGAAAAGCAGTCTTTAACTCTTTTCTTTCCTCTGCCATTTGATCAATTCTTTTTTCAAGATTGATTACATATATTTTTTTATTTAGTTTTTTCATCTTCCTTGTCCTCTATATTTTAATTTTGATTGTCTCCTTTTGTGTTTGTTCATAGTGCTAGTCATGGTGTTTTTATGTATGCCCTGGCTAGTTTTTTTTCCTCTAGAACCACAAACCGAATTATGTTGTTGAAAGTTTTTTGTTTTTTGCACGATTATTTAAGATTTAATTTTATAATTTCAAAAGCAACTGATACTTTTGCTAATTTTTTTTCTGCTTTTTCTAATTTTTGTTTGTGGCCAGTATCTGTCCAATCATGTGCAACTTCATCTATAAATTTTTCCATAATATCTACAGCTTCATTTACCGTATTTACTACTTCAGATTCTTCGTATTGTTCTTTCAAAGTATTCCATAAGGTTTCGTTGTATTCTTTTTCAGCTTTTTTATTTTTCTTTTTACGTCTTGTTATTTTCATAATTCCATATTTTTCAAAATGTGAGATATAACAGAAACTGTAAAGCCATTACCTAGCATTTTGAACCTTTGTGTTTTAGAAACACAGTTTGTGTAATTATCTGGAACCGTTTGAAGGCGCTCACATTCTATTGGCAATAATTTTCTCCAAGATAGTTTTTCTTCGCTTACAGCTACGTTATCTTTTTCTACTGAACTTAAAGCATTACTTTTTTCATCCTTTCTTAACTCTAACATTTGTTTTGGTTTTGTTTCTTTCCATTTAACTCGTTGTCCTTCATCATCATAGGATCTAGCTCTCCAAGCACCAGACAGTACTTTAGGCTCTCTATTGCCACCTTGCATAGTATTTAATGTAGGCGACTTACCCTCTGGCGAATAAACTCTTTTTAGTATGTCATGTCCTTTTATGTCTGTAGCAATACCCACTTGTTTAGGTTTAGTTTCAACTAAAGTATTTCCAACTCCAGCAGTACCGCCAGACTGTGCGGACAAAGAAGATGATTTTCCATTTTGAGAATAAATGCGATTACCTTGTCCACCATTTTTAATTTTGCCAACTTGTTTTGGCTCTTTCAAAGCAAAAAGACTATCGGTTGATTGTTTGTGTTGATTTGCAAGTAAGGCACCGCTTTTTTCTTGATTCGGTTGGAAAGCTCTTGATCTAGGATTGTTTGTCAATCTATCATTTAATTTGTCAGATATTTCTACATCTTTTTTTATCCAACTCTGAATTTGTCCTTTGTACATAGTCGCTGTCAAAGTCTTAGATTTACCAACATCAATATGTCTTACTAGGTTAGCTCTTGGTTCACCATCGAAATGATTTTGTAAGTATTGTGGCACTTCTTCTTGCCATTCTTCTTCCTTAACTAAAATATCTTTTAAAACTATTCCTTGATCCTTTGGCTGTTCAACATTTGGTATGTTAGTCCAATACAACCTGAGCCTATTTTGAGCTGATACAAGAGCAGAATTAATTAGGATAGGCTTTATCTTACCCTCAAATAAATCTTCTCCCTGGAAGTCTGGATAACAAGCAGAAACCTGATCTGTAATAACGTCTTGAAACTGTTGTTTCATTCTTACATTTTCTAACAAAAAGTATTTTGGTTTTATTTCTTTTAATATTCTTATGAACTCAAAAAATAATGCAGACCTTGGATCGTCAAAGGCCAACTGCTTTCCAGCAAAACTAAAACCTTGACATGGAGAACCGCAAGTTATTAAGTCAATATCTTTATAATTCTTAGGATCTACGTTACACACATCTCCGATTTGAATGGTATTTGGAAAGTTTTTTTGAGTTACTTGGATAGCGTATTTATCTATTTCACTTGCGTAATAAGTATCTACTTCAATACCACATTGTTGTAGAGCTAACTGAGTACAACTCATACCGTCAAACAAACTTAATACTTTAATCCCCATTGGTTCTCGTATAGTAAATTGTAAAAGATTTGGTAGCTTTGTTGGTAATTTTTTTTATTAAACAATCTGGCGACAAAGATTTAACTTTCTCAAAGGCATCATCAAAAGAAACACAATTAGAAGCTTCAATAGTTTTTACAGCGTCTCCTTGTTGAACTTCTGCTAGATAATCTTGTCTAACCTCTAAGGTCATCTTTGATATTAAGTATGTGTTTAGACCTTGCTATTGGATCAGAAATGTACATGCGATAAATGCAATCGTCCTTATGGTCATAACCCAAAATAACTTCCCCTTCAATTCTGTAGTAAGCGATCATTTTTTCTCCTTTTTTTAACATGTTTTTGTAATCTTAACAAAGTTTCATCTGTTAATTTACCTGCATATTTTATTTTTGTTTTAGTCATATACTTCTCCAAACACAATCCAAACATCTATATTAGCTAACAAAAATATCAAAGTTGCAGATAACAATAATATTATAAAATCTTTTGCTGTTAATTTCATAAGCTGACTATTCCAGTCGCTATATTCCAAGAAAGTATTAGTAATCCTATTAAGATACATATTCCCAAAGCTATAGCCCATTTATCTTCTCTCATTTTTCAGGAAAGTATTTACGCTTTACATCTGTAGCCATTATGAAAGTATCTAAGCCTTCTAAAGCCTGGTCGAATATAGGTTCTGCATAATCGCCTACTTCATCTAAAAAAGCTTGTCTGCATTCTTTAA